CCCATACTAAATTCCCAATTCATATTATTTATTTTTAGTTATTAACTCTATTACCTGATCACACTCTTTCTGGTTTTGAGGCTTATATAAAGTTACATGTGGTCGTTGTTTATTAATCATTCTCTTGAACAGTTTCCATCTCATTGGAAAACTTTCGTTCGCTCGACCTTTACACTCTATTATAAACCATTCATTTACAAAATCTGGTGTGTATTTAATTGGTAATATCTTTTTATTCCCTCTGTCTTTAAATTCTCCTTTTCCATTAGATTGTCTCTCATAACTATCAACTTCAAATTCAAATCCATCTATCAAAGTAAAAGTTTCACCCTCATAATCAGCTTTTATTTTAGCTTTCTTTAAAGCTTGATACATATACCTTTCTAGACCAGAGGCGAAGGTTATGCCATCAAACACAACCTTCTTAGACCTAACAGGTCCTCTTTTTTTAGCTTTCTTTCTGTATTTCATTTAATAATTGTTCTTTAAGTTCTTCTTGAGCGGTCTGTATATACAGAATCGCGTCCATTAGTTCTTCTTGAATATCAACTAAATACTTCATTAAACCTTTCATTTTTGTTGTTCTCTCTTCGTGAAGAGTCGTACCGTATTTAGCGTAACCAGCATCTGATCTGGTCTTAAACTTTTCTACAACACGTTTTACAACAGGATCTCTAAAGTTATCACAATTTACATTGTTGATAGCCTCGCTAAACCCTTGTGCATCCATTATTTCTCTACTACTCATATATTAATCTTTTACAAATGTTCCATTTTTCATTTTACCAGTTCTTTTACTTATAACATCATAAGCTGATTCAACACATTCTTCAATAGTTAAACCACAAAGCTCTGCTAGGTTAGTTAACACAACAACCATATCACCAATACCATCTTTTATTTCAGGTAAATCTTCTTTTAATATAGCTCTACCAACCTCACCAGCTTCTTCCATCAGCTTTATGTATTGAGTTTTAGGATCACCCTTGTCATATATACCTTTAGCTTCAGCCCAGTCTCTAATTTTATCAAAGTAAAAAACCACATTATCATCGTGCTCATAAGTTCCGTTCATTTCTGGAAATGGTAAATCCATTGCTTTAGCCCTTTCAGTATTAACCGTGTTTTCAATATATCTAGTCATAGCTTTATTGTAAACATAACAACGCTCAGTATTAAACATAGATGTTTTAGCATTCTTAACTATCCATTTAGCTAAGCCATCATCTAAGTAGATATCACCGTGTTCTGTTTGCCACCTCATCTCTAAGTTATCCATTAATCTACCTTTCAGCTTATTAACTGGACATGGAAATGTTGTGGTTTGTTCCGTAACATTTATCTTCATATTATTCAAATTAAATTTATTATTACTCAGTTCCTCGTATGATTTTAAATCAACTCTATAACCATACTCTTTTTGTAAAATTCTTTCCATTTTAGAAGCAGCCTTTATATCAGGAGTTCTATATAGAATTTCATATTCACCTGTCTCATAACCCTGTTGATTAGTAACTCTCTCGTACAAATCAGCAGTGCAACCAATTTTTTTACCAGGTATGTGGTATATATAATATTCTTTATCCATTTATTTTCTCAATTATATTATTATATAGATGAAAGTTGTGCGCGAAATGGTAGTACGTACCTACAGGATAACCAGTTTCTACAGCAACTAATTCTTGTAATTTAGAAAAACAATATTGGTCATTGCAAAAGCCATACCACAAATCATTAGAACGCATTGTAACACACATGTTTAAATGTGAATTGTTCCCGACCGTGAACTGAATAGCATAAGTGCATGGAGTATCAAACTCATATGTACCATTGTTTATCTCTTTACCATCATATATACTAACTGTAGCTTGACGGGTTTTTGGATTGGCTTTAAGCATCGCTATAACATTATCTAATTGGTTTTCTCTTTGCCATTGATAACCATAATTAGAATTAACATAACCTTCTTTGTTAGCCATTCGTTTCCATATCTCAGGTACTTTACCGTATATCTCACCTAACATTTTAATGTTTGGTAAACCAGTTAGATACCATTGCCATTCAGCTTCAGCATAATCCCATTTCCAATTACGATCTTGATCTTCAATCAAATTACTCATTGGGTTTTTTATCTCAAACCCAACATTAAACAAAGCTCTTGTATCATCAAAATCAACACCATATTCTTGTATTTGCCATTTGTAATACTTAAAAACTTCATTTGCATCTCTAAATCTATTCTCCATCTTTTTTATATTTATTATAATAGTAATCACAGTATTCATACACTTTGTGCATTATACTCTCTCTTTCATATTTCGCTGGATCAGTATTAACCTTACCGTTCATTCTAATTTCAACTGTCCATTTACCATAGTCTTGTCCCCACAACGGAACAGGTCCAATAAGTATTTTGTTACTAAAACACCATCTATATGATTTTAATTCATCATCTAATCTAGTGTGCTTTGGAAATGTCCCGTGTGCAACTTTTAACTTTCCCATGGTAATGCTCCAACTTCAGCTGTATCAGTTACTAACGGTATGTAACTACCTGATTTAGGCTCCCAGTTAAAATGAGACTCAGCTTGATTTTCACCTAGGTTTTGAAACTTAACTTTTAAAACTTTAACTTTAACAGTTTGAGCTTCATAGTTCCTATGTACCAATAAGCCGTGATAACTCGCATCATACCACTCACCTCCTCCTTTAATACTATACATTGTTGGTTCTTCAATTTGTCCATCTTTATCTCTATACATTTTAGTAGGATGTGCCACAACCATAACTAATACATCGTACTTTTTAGCAAATGTTTCAATTTTAGTTAAGTACTCCATGGTATAACGATTAACATCTTCAGACTTACAATCAACGTCTCTAATCTTATTAAAAGGATCAATGACTAAACATTTAATACCTTTACGTTTTACAAGCTCAGCGCCTTTGCGTAACACATCTTCAAGCGTGTATCTATCCATATCTATGAAGAAATAATTATCATTAATATGTTCAGTTACTTGTTTCCACTTAGCACTACCAACATCATCTTTAGTTGGCATGCCTTCCCATGTCTTACGTATCAGCTTGTGAGCATGTAGAAAATTAGGTTTGTTTTCTGGAGAAGCAAACGCTGTTTTCCATCCATAATTTCTATTATAACCTATACACATTTGGTCTACAAAATCTGACTTACCAGATGATGGTATACCTGTTACAGTAATAAACTGTGAGGTATATGTAGAGAATATTCTATCAAAGTTCTCTAAACCAACTTGATAACCAGGTTTAAAACCATTGTGTACAAAGTCTAGTAAATCAGCTTCAATATCTCTAAGAGTTGAGACACCCTCTAGTGGAACTTGGATAGCAGAGTTTATAACTTTTCTAAGCTCTTCTGCTCCGTGTTCAACTAGAAAATCATTAGCGTCTTTGTTGCCATTGAAGTCTACTAAATAACAAACTTCAGCACCAAGACGCCTAATAAACTCATATCTCAAAGCTTGACCAGCTTCATCAGCATCGACCGCTAATATAATCTTTTCTTTGTCTTCAAAATAATCAATACAATTATCTAGATAATCTAGATTATTACTGTTTAACGTGGCACCATTAGGAACTGATATCACATTTTTAATTCCAGCTTCGTGTAATGCTAACGCATCCATTTCACCTTCAGTGATAACGCAC